CCCGCCTCACAACCGAAAAACGTGCAGTTTGTGACATAGCCACCAAGGCACTGACCCGATGCCGCCGTGGCGTATTTTTCAAACTGGATTCCCACACCGTTGTAGGCGTTGTCCCCAGCATACTGAAAATTGTTGATTTTTGCCATTCGCGCATTCCGAAGGCGAAGCCCGTAAGCCCATGTCCGAAAACCACCCGGAGGTGCAATGGCAACCATTGCCACGTCGTCCACTGTCAAGGTGGGGCACCAATCATTCGCTCCCTCCTCCGAACACGTGATGTACATACACGCTGCACTGGATAAGTAGGTGGATGAGATGTTTTGGACGCGGAAAGCGGATAGTCGTATTCCCCCATAGCGATGCGTATTGGTCAGGTCAAAGATGCCCTTGTTGGCGACAGACTGCTGCAACACCGTCGCCATACCCTCACCACGAATAGTGAGATTTGTCGGCACGATACTTCCTGCTGCTGTGCCCCCAAAAGAAGCGGTCAGCGTGTCGGTTAGTAAATAACGCCCAGCCGGAAAGTAAACCGTACCTCCGGGAATCGAAGCTACCGCCGCAGTTAATGCCGCTGCAATGGCCGTCTGGTCGGAAGTGCTGCCATCCCCCGTCGCACCAAAATCCTTAACATTAAACACGTCTCCCTCACGCGCAGCAAAACTGCGAAGAGAAGACCCAGTGGCACTAGGCTTTGATGTTGCAGCACTAATGTCCCCAAGTGAAAGAGTGATTGCTGGGGTTGTGGTTGCATTGGCTACGGTTCCAGAAACACCGTTTGCGGTAGTAATCGAAACCGATGTAACAGTACCAGAACCACCAGTGGGTGTGGCCCAAGTTCCATCTCCACGCCAAAATGTTGATGCACTAGCAGATGTTCCCGAGTTTAAGTTTGTTACGGGCAAATTGCCTGTAACCTGAGAAGCTAAACTAACCCCACTAAGTGTTCCTCCCAGCGTTAAGCTTCCAGTAGAAGTAACCGTTCCAGTAAGTGAAATTCCATTAACTGTTCCAGCACCGGAAACACTCGTTACGGTTCCACCACCAGCAGGAGTAGTCCAAGTTCCATCTGCCCTAAGAAAATTGCTTGTTCCACCACCAGATGCTGGAGCAAGTCCTTTTAGCGTAGAACTAAAAGCATTAAGGAGTGCAGTAGCTTGAGTGGATGTTAAGTCCTCTGGAGAGCCAGTTCCTGCGGTTGTACGACCCTTAAATGTTGATGTCGCTACATCTGCTAGTTTTGCATTGCTTACAACACCAGATGCAATAGTTGTGGCGTTTCCAACGCTAGTAACATTTCCAGTTAAATTTGCATTAGTGGTTACAGTTGCAGCATTCCCCGTAGTATTTTGATTAAGCGTTGGTACGTCAGCAGCCACTAATGCCCTAAATGTTGGTGTACCAGCCGTTCCGTTTGGAGCAGCCAAAATGCTATTGGCTGATTGACTAGCAAAATTAGATGGTGTAACCGATAGTGTTCCGCCAAGAGTTAAACTTCCAGAAGTCGTTACCGTTCCACTTAAACTTAATCCACTAACTGTTCCTGTTCCAGAAACACTAGTTACGGTTCCACTTCCACCACCACCAGAATATTGCGGGATATTAAGCGTGTTGCTTGTGAATGTTGCAGCCCCAGATGTTCCCGTAGTTGTAAGGGTAATTGGAGCCTGATAATCCGTGCCAGCAGAAGCCGCGCTTAAAGCGGTTCCATTTCCCTTTACAATGCCTGTAACGGTTGTTGAAAGCGTAATGGCTGGAGTTGTTGTTGCACTAGCAACCGCGCCATTAAGACCATTTGCGGAAACTACTGAAACACTAGTCACGGTTCCAGAGCCACCACCACTACCAGTGGAGTTAATTGTGATTCCATTAGACCCACGGCTAATAGTGACGTTGGTTCCAGCGACAAGATTAACCTTGGCATCATCAACCATCTTATTGAGGCGCAAAGCCGTATCCTTCTCCGAGGCCCAATCTGCCTTAGAATCGCTAAACGTATAACCTTTAGTGATGTCTGACATTATTCAGAAGAGATAGTCCCACCATTTTGCAACGCACTAGAAATCTTGATAGATCGAATTTTTGGTCTTCCAGATGTGGGTGTAATGGTTAATTGACCACCATATCCTCGTTTATTGCCTAGTCTTCCACGCAGAGACAAGTCTTCTCCAGATGCCAAACTACTACCATAAATGCTAGAAATATCACTCAAATCAACGATTGAATCTGGATTTTCAATCTCTAGCGATAGAAGAGCATCAGACTGCACGTTCGTGGCACTTTCAACATGAAGTTCATAACTGTTGAATCTCTTCCTATCCATTGTTGAGTAGGTGTATTGGCGAGTAGTCAAAATTGAGTTTATGTTCTGATATGCGGGAGATGTACCAATCCCAAGACAAAGATAGTCTTGATAGTCATTTTGTCCATTATTAACAACCTCGTCAATCATGTGAATGCCGCCATCCTTGCTAATAACGTGAAGTCGATTGGTTGAACCAGCTCCAGACCTAACAAACCCAATGATATTCCACTTATCACTATTAATTATGTCAATAGACTCCCATCCTTTATTAAGGAAATTATAGACTAAAATAGTATTATTCACCGTAGAACTATCTAGTGGAACAGCTAGATAGTAACGATTGTTGTGATAGACGCCAACGCAATTTGCGGAATATAACTTATTTATCCGAGACATTATTGGATTAATAGCCTCTGACAATGGAACGGTTGCACCACGCAAATTGTAAAGTTGATCGAAATCTACAGCATAAACTCCATTGTCAGATAGGAAGAAAATTTGATTTCCAACCTGAACAATTGACTTGCGAGCAACAGCCCCAACTTCACGGGTGATTTCCTGTACAGAACTATTTCCCAAATCTGCACCAACGCCACGAATCAAATGAATGGAATTACGAGCAAAAACAACTAGAGAGTCCTCTGCAAATGGCTGTAATCCAACAATATAATCTGCACCACCAGATGCAATTTTGAACTGATTTAGAATCTGGTCGTAGGTTTGACCGTCTAGGATATCTGAAGCAATAAGCTCATCCTTAACATTTCTAGACGTAATAATTGGACTTGCAGATGTTCCCGCCATTGTGTAATTAAATGGCATCCACAAACGACGCTGGTGATGGATTGCCCAAGGCGGGGCTGGCATATGCGTAAATCCAAGACCAATTGACTGACGTTTACCAACAGAAATCGTGGCAGAAACAATGTCCTTAGCATCTGCTTTAAATAAAAACGTTGTTGCCGTAACTTCATAAACCCGATATTCGGTTAGTGGGTTAATTCCAGTATCTCCCGCACTGCTAACCATTACTAAATCTCCCTCTTTAATGAGATGACCAGATTCAGTAACAGTAACAACGCCATTAACAATGGCGGTATTAGCTGCTGTGTCATAAACAAGTGGCTGAGTGTATACCCCAGCATTCACAAATTCAAATAAATTGCTAAGTGAGGAGGATGAAATGCCCCATCCAGTTTCGTTGGTTCCTGCGTTTGCGTAGTAAATTTTGGTGTCAGTAACACTGCTAACTACAAACGTACCATTAGGATTAGTTCCAGTATAACCAGTAATTCCAGAAACAACAATTGTGTCGCTTTTCTGGATGTTGTGATTGCTTGCAAGAGTGATGACAACTTCGTTCGACTGACGAACTATTGAAACAGTTGTCGGAATAAAACCGTGCCACACAAATGCAACTTGACCATCACGGAATATGATTAGATTATCAAATGCTTGTAACACCGTGCAGCTAGAATCCACCGTATAGCCAGTGGGATAGCTGATAGTTGTGGCAACAAGCGTAGAAGTGTTTACAAATTTAGCAGAGCTATTGGTCGCCAAGACAACATACTCAGAAGATTGGCTGTTTGGATCAGAATATATTCCGGTTCCATAAATTGCATTAACCGCACCATCATTCAAATTGAATGTCAGATTTATAGGAAGAACTGGTGCACCAGCTCCAGATGTAATCGTGGCAAAGACGTTGCGATAGCCCTTGCGTGTTTGCCAAGAGCCATCCAAGTCCATCCGACCATTTTGGCTTACGGCAACTTCACCCGCTTTAAGCTGGTCGGGACGAAGACGTTGATTGAGACTGGCAAAAGCCGTGTCTCCATCGTCAATTAGCTGACTATCAAGCCGACCGAATGAGGCATATCTTGGCATTGCGTCATTCTACCACCCTTAGCGAACAGTTTTGCGTGCGTAATGAACACCTTTAATGGTGCCATTGTTCTCTGCCGCGTAAAAGACTTGTTTGGCCTTCTTTGGGCCATACTCAGACTTCATGGCGGCAAAGATTGCCTTACCCTTTTTAGTGAGTGGCATTAACTGCAAGATTTGCGGTTGGTGCAGCCATTGCCAGCCATCTTACCGCCCTTGCCATATTCCATCATACGATCGCGCTTACTCTCCGTGCGTTCGTGCTTCATCATTTGCTTCTTGGACTTGTACTTCTCGTTAGGTTTGCTCATGGCTTAATTTTAACATCCCCATGCGCGCCTGCTCCAATAGTTGGCGGATAGCTTATTGTCTGTGCCCTTGATACCACCAGACCTAGCGCAGTAGGACGCCTTATGAGCGGCAGAAGACTTTTTAATAGTCATATTGGCATCACCAAAACGAACTACTTTTGACTTACCATCCTGACAAGCGCGAACAACCGACTTCTTACCGCCCTGAACATCTCGTCGGGGCTTATTACACGGAAGATTACGAGGGTTCATTCTTATTGTTGCGATAGCGCGCAATGATTGAGTAGATACCAGCGGTA